TGGCTTTCTTTCGTTGGAACTTCCTTTACAGGAGTCAATACGAAACCAGCCTCTTCCAATATTGGACGTAGGAATAACTCAATATCTTGTAGGTTTTTATCCCCACCAAAGACATGTTCTTTTTCAGGTAACGGAAATAACGTATCCATTATTTTCTGTATTTTGCTACCGCTTTGGCAATGTTCTCACTCCAATAAGCGTAGCTGATTAAGATATCAAGTTTGGGCCGTACCTTGCCAAAGATTGCCAAGTGTGTCGTTGTTGAAACACCCATGTACATGATGGTCTTTGGACCTTGTATCATCTCTTCCTTCTTGATCAAATTTTCTACATACGGACGTGGATACACAGGTGTTCTTCTTTGAAGACGTGTCCACATCGTTAAGTTCCACCTCATGCGTTCTTCCCAGTGATTGGCAAGTGTACGAACTTCGGTGTTAGAAGGTTTGATTATGTAACCAAACTCAGGTTTCAGTTCTTTCTTCGGATTCTTCTTGTCTTTACGTGTCGGGCGTTGTTCCTGATAACGAAGTTCTCCTAATTCAAACCCACCATCTACTATCAAACCTTCGTATGCCTTTTGAGCACTCGGTGGCAGGCCAAGAAAACTTGTCTCATTACCAACGACATGTTTAGCCTGATCCGATACACGGCAGATAAACATATCAAAGTACTTGAATTCGTTATCCCGTATTATTGGTAACAGGATACTGCCCCATACGGCGGATATGACAGGAGTAAAGGAGTCAACTGAGAACCAGGGATACTTGAGCATCTGATCAATCTGTGTCAAACCAAGGCCATGTATCTTAACTTTGGGCATGTTATCTTTGTCAAGGAAGAACTTCTTCCATATAACATCAAAGCCTTTTAACCGTTGTTCTGTATTCAAGTTAGCTACGGCACCGATGGCAATGTGATCAGTCTCGTCCAGGTACTTTTTCAAGTACTCTTCCTCTCCGGTTACCATGTGGTAAACAGGAATGGTGTGGGCTCCTAAGGATTTCAAGTACTTCCAATTCTCATAACTTTTCTTTGTGTCGTTGATATGGTCAAGGTTAATACAACCGTCAAACTCATGACCATGTTCAATAACGAATTGGGCATACTTATCAATGTCAATGGTGATACCCTGTCTGTATGCCGTGTAGGCACCGGAATCAATTAATACTCTTGGTGTTTTCATTCATATAGCATTATGTGAGAAACATCTTCATAGAACTGTTCAGCCTGACCTTCTGTCAATAACCGTGGTGTAGAAACCTTGTCAGCAAGTACTCCTTCAATGATTTTTACACATTCATCAATTGAGTCGTATAAGTACTCATTTGGGAGCAACTCCGGGTAACTGAACGCTCTTGGTGCCACCGGGACGCATCCGTTGCGTACGGCATCTACAATTTGGTAACCGTAGGTTTCCTCTTTGGCGGTTATCAATAAAACTTTGGATTCTGCCAAGTATTGGTAATAGGCGGCCCAAGAAGACATCACAAATGGTGTTTCAACTTTTAAACCCAATCGGCGGCACACTTCTTTTTCAAACTTCATATTTCTTTTCTGTAAACCTGGACGAGATACATTTATCAAAGTCCTGGTTTTCATTGGAAACAATAGCATTGGCAGTTCCGAAGAGAACGGTGGGTTTGGAAATGGCACGACAGCCGTATTCCCCCAACCGAGTTTTAAACGGTGGTAATGGGATGCTACGAATACAGTATCAAACAAGGCTGCTTGCCTTGTTTCAATTGGCCATTTCAATCCGCGTTCGTGTAAGAAATAATCATAACGGTTTTTGCTTGTGGCATGACAAATGGCAAAGCATTTCTTTGGTCGTTTGTGGAATAAGGCATTGGCAAACAAACCAGGATAACTTAAATCACAAAGCAAAAGGACGTCATCCGGTTTCAATACAAGATCCGCATATTGCATAATCTGCCGTGCTTCAAACTCCATAGCATTTTCCATAGGAGCAAATACACTACCGGGCATTCCGCTGGATTCAGGTAAGGAACTGAAAACAGAAGGATCAGTTACTCCAAGAGTCACTACCTTATCAAAGTATTTGGAGAACTGTTCTGGGAAGACTTTTGCCCACCATTGTTGATAACGCATCGGGGTGGGGTATTGTGGTACAAGAATTAGTCGGCTCATATCAGATTTTCATTATCCATTGTGTGTAACCTTCAAACAAGAAGTACTTATGATCATACTGCCACAGACTTTTCTTACTGGTGTAACAGTATTCTAAGTCGCGGCGTTTGAGTTCAGGGGTTTCCACTTCATGTAGGTATGGGACGTTCATGTTCGTTGTGTAAAAGATTACCTTGTACCCGTCACGTAACATAATCACACCTACATTTCCAAGGTGTCGGTGTAGGGGGTGTATTTCATTCGTGGGGTCCGGGAAGAGGTATGTCAACCTGTTTAACATTGGAAGACTGTCTATTGACCGTACACTGAAACCAAAACACTCACTTGAGTTTACGGCCTCTTCCATTGCCTTTTCAGAACCGAAGTACACATCTGTCACCTGCCCTGTTTTCAATAGCTCGTAACAACCAATGATTTCGTCATCAGCATGTGGGGCTATAATTACATGGTCTCTCATACCCCGGTGCTCATTTGGAGTAAACCGTAGAACTCAATACGACAGGCGGTGTGATTCATAAAGTCTCCGTGAAGAGAAGATATAAAGCACTTGTCAACATAGAACACTACGGCAACACCTTCTGATTTCTCAAAGGTGTCATTGAGGTGTTCCGTCAACGCTCCTGCCATGTTACGCAATTTCTGGATATCGTTTACCCAGCCATCAGTTTTGTTTGCCTTCATAAAGGCTACAACCACATTGTCAAGTGTGGTGAGATCATCATCGGTAATCATACCGACGTAAATAGGGAAACCCCAATGCGTGTACTTCCGTATGAGCAGGGGGCTGGCATGTTTGTCTACCAGTTTTGTAAAGGTGTCATTCTCCATAACCACTGTATATTTCGTTTTTGTCAATTTGACAAGCTTCTGCAAGTTTCTCTATGGTTTCTTTTTGCATGCCAAGAAGAGGTGCCTCAAGTTTGATAGGTCTGCTACCATTTATTTGTAAGAGTTTGTTCATTTGATAAACCCACTCTTGTGTGCAATCTGGGAAAACGTTTTCACGATCAGCATAATTGGCTCCGTACCAGATTAAATCAATGCCTTGACTCTCTGCCAATGAAGCCGCGTATGCCGTGAATAACATATTTCGGGCGGGCACGTGCCACTGAGATACACCCTCATACCGTTTATTCTGCCCTGTCAAGACAGAATCACTGAGTGTAGGTATTGTAACATACACATATTTGACAGCCCGTTTAGAACATTGCTCCATGGCAAACTCTGTCTCTTTTTCATGACGTTGTCCGTAATTGAAAATAAGACAGGTTATCTCATAACCCAAGTCAAGTGCCAGGCACAATAAAACAGTACTGTCTAATCCACCACTATAGAGTAGAAGAAGTTTCTTTTTCATGTTGTTTCCTTTCTCTGATTTCAAGTAATAATCTATCAATTTCAAGATGTCGTATTCGGCCGAATCTAAAAGCCGATCCAGTCAAATAGTTAAGGACTCTCCGAACCCTGAGTGGATCGGAGAAGTCCTGTAAATATGTTCTCAATATTTGGCAGTTGGCTGCGGGTGTATGCTTCCACGTACCAAGGAACGAGCGACGTATTATCTGCCACTCAGGATCATTTACAATTTCTTGTATTTTCATTTCCGGATAGCCTCGAACTGTATTTCAATTTTGGATGGGTGGGTTATCCTATCAACAGTGAACAGATCCTCCCTCTCCAAGTACCAATGCCCAACTGCATCATACCAAATGGAACGGTGTAATGTTTCATCCGGTGTGCTAAAGAGTTTGAAACAGGTGATGTCCAATGTTGAAAAGTCCCCGCGACTTGTTCTGTTAGCCAATTCATCCAACAGTTTGATAAAGTCCGGTGTAATAATAATCAACCGACCACCAGGCTTTAAGACACTCCATATTTTGAATAAGAGTGTGGTTATCTCCGCATGCGTAAGGTGCTCAAACAAGTGTTCAGCCCGTACCTCATCCACCGATTCTGCGGCAAATAAGGAAGGCAGTTCCTGTACATCAGCCTCAATGAAATTATGCCCTTTATATTCTTCTTCCGGCAATACCATAAGGTCAATGTTGATGTAGTCAGGCAACAGTTTATTGCCACAACCAAGATTCAGTTTTTTCATTCTACTCTTCGTTTAGACCATTTTGATTTATCAATGTGTTCTCCGGCATGCGAGGTAAACACCTTCTCCCCCATGGCAGGATCTTTTTCTTTCCAATAGTGATGTATAAAAGGACAGACCCAAATACAACCAGGGCAGTCCATCGCATCAAGACGAACAGCCTCCTTCCATTCCTCTGTCTTTTCAGGCAAATCAAAAATGGTAAATTTTGGTGTTCTTGTGCCCTTACGGTAACCACAGACTCGTAGAGTACCATCGGCATCAATTGTAGGACCATCATAGGGGTTACCCTGACAATGCCAACCCATCCCTATCAATTTGGGATTGTCAACGATTGCCTGTAGGTATTCAGGGTTGTATATTAGTAAATTTGATTCCTCAAGAAGAGACTTGAAAACAGAAGTCACAACGATATAATCTTGTTCTTTAAACAAGTAATCTTTCATGTCTTCCTCCGGTGGAAAGAAATCATACTGATGATCTTTACTCCAATGGATAAGATTAATGCCAGCGAAAATGCCTAACTTTGACAGCTGCTGTACAATCAAACCAATGTAGGCAATGTTCCTGCGGTGTACCGTAATTGTACCTTGCATGTCAACTTCCGGGTGTAACTTTTTCACTCGGTAGAAGGCGTCCCAGGCATCCGCCGCTTTTTCAATTGAGGCATCCCGTACCTGACTCCTGGCTCCCATAGGATAATCAACACCACAAGATAAGTTGTCAATAACTTTATCTCCAAGTAGAATCTGCTCATTCTTACTAAACAGTTTCTTTGGTGCCGTGGTGTACATGGCGTATGGCACCTTGTTTGCCTTGAATATAGGAACCAACTTTTCACCTAACAACCAGGGTTCGTTTCCTAAGATAAGGTTGAAAGTTACTCCGATGCTTTTTAAGATATCAAATGCCTCAATCCATTGTTCCTCTGTCAATTCCGGTCCGGTGTCTTTACCTTCCCGAATAGAACAGTAGGCACAGTCTCTTGGACACCTTCGTGTCATATATGTTACTGCAAGTTTCATGGTAAAGCAATCAGTTGTAACAATTCTGCTCTGGCCGTGGCATCATCCAAGAAGCTCCCCGTCAATGACGACGTTGTCATTGTAGACTGCTGTTTGTTTACTCCACGCATCCTCATACACATATGAGTGGCCTCAATGATACAGGCAGCACCCTCTGGTTGTAGATATTCCATTAACGCCTCAGTAACTTGTTGACCGATACGTTCCTGAATTTGTAATCTACGGGCAAAGACATCAACAAGTCGAGCCAACTTGGACAAGCCTATTACCTTCTTTCCTGGTATATAGGCAACATGAGCTTTTCCAAAAAATGGAAGCATGTGGTGTTCACACATAGAATAGAGCTCAATGTTCTTACAAATGACAATTTGACTGTACCCATTCGTGTCTACGAAGGTTGTGAACAATGATGCCACGTCCTGTTTGTAACCGGCATACAGTTCACTCCAAGACCTTACAACACGTTTGGGGGTGTCGTATAATCCCTCTCGCGAAGGATCCTCCCCCAAACGGTGTAAGATTTCTTTGAGCAGGTCTTCACTACTCAATCCCATTCTCGGTAAGTTTGAGGTTACCAAGCCAGTTCGGATCACGCTTGATCCTGTACTTGATATGGTTGTTTACCAGGCCCTGGTTAGCTGACATCTTAAGACCACGTTTCTTGATCTCCTTCTCAAGCTTAGGAAGGATCTCGTCCCATGCTCCACCGGCAAGTATCACCTCATCAGTGAAAGCGGCAAAGGAACCCTCATGCTTGAACTTCGGTTTGGCATCGCCTTCGGTTTTGACGTTGCTTTTCTTGGCAGGAGGTGCCGGAGGGGTTTTCTTGGCAGGGGGTGCTTCCTCCTCTTCAGGATCTTCCTCCTCTTCAGGATCTTCCTCCTCTTCCTCCTTCACAGGAGCCGGTTTCTTCTTACCAGTTGACTTCGGCTTTTCTTTGTACTCTTCGATGATTTCAAGAGTTTCCTCAGTGAACTCATCATCAGGGGTAATGAGACCTGGTTCGTTAACGGCATCTTTGATGATAGCTTCCAGCTCGGGAGCCTTCATCTTATTCGTGATGACAATGTCATCCTTGTTCTCGTCAACAAGACCAAGTGTTTCAACCAGTTCTTTCGCCGCTGATCTCAGCTCTTCAATTTTACGCATAGTGTTTCAAATGTTTTAAATTAGACATAAAAGAGTGTTCGCAGTATTATACGAAAAAGTTTTCTATTTCTATTTCAAATGCCTATTTTCTTGTCCCACAAGACAATGTGTTCACGTGTGCGGAACAGTACACCTTCCCGGATTGCTAATTGTACAACCATTTCTGTATTAGCATCTACCTCGGCTTTGGTCGCTCCTTCCGGCATGAGTATAACTTGAGATCGATCAATATATCGTGTTTTTAAAAACATTGAATCAATCTCATGCCAATCTTCCGGTTTGGTAATAACAAACTTGAACCAAGAATTACGGTAACTGGCAGCGTCTACAATGATTAAGGGATTGTACCTCTTCTGAAAAGGATTTCCACTGCTATCAAGTTTTGGAGAATTATTCCAACAATCAATGTACTGAGACATAACGCTGGTCGGGAATAAACTACACTCATTTTCAATTTCTGTGTAGGGTTTGAAGTGAAAACGCTTTTGAAACTGATACAAAAATTCTACCAAATGATCTTGTTGCAGTAATGGACTACCTCCGGTAAGGACAAGATGTTGTCCATTTTTTAGACTTGGTATGATTAGACTATCCGCCATCATTGAAAATAGTTCATCAAACGTGTACGGATTACCTTGTTTCCAAACTTCAGTGGTGTCACACCATACGCAATCCAATGAGCAACCTTGTAGGCGTAAGAAAGCCGAAGGGTGTCCAAGGTTTATCCCTTCTCCTTGTATGGAGTCATAAAAGAACTCAGAAACACGAAGGTAATTTTCATGCTCTGGCCTTTTTCGCTTTTCAATAGGAAAAGCCCGTATCAATTGTTTCGCTTCAATCATGGCTCGTACCGGGCTGAGGTTTTTGGAGTCTCACTTACTTCCACGGCACATACCTCGGAATGCATCGCATGGAAAATATTGAACAGATCCCAAGCCATGTTTTCAGCGGTGGGATTGTACTGTAAAAAATCATTGAGATGTTGATGATCAAACACGTCATCAATAAACTTTTTGATGTCGTCCAATTCCCGGTAATCAACGATAAAACCTGTGTCGTTAAGTTTTTTCGCACAGAGCTCTACCGTCACCACATAATTGTGGCCGTGTACCCTGCTGCACGGGTGAGTCTCAGGCAGGCAATTAAGTTGGTGGCTTGCTGAGAAATGAAATTCTTTTCTAATTTTGTACATCTTGTCCTCCTATCTTTTGGTTAGTTATTCATCCGCTGGCATAACACCTGACATGTCTATCCACATTGGTTTTTCGATTCCCTTTTCATCAACAACCCATAAACGATGATTTTCATCATCAATACGATTGACAAGGAATCGCATAGAAAACCCTTCCGGTGTCATATCAACACCAAGTTTAGCAAAGGCGTCAGGGTTGAGCTTTAATCGTTGCCGCACATAGAACTGAGATGCGTTCAGTTGCTGTTGTGTTTCCGCCTGCCGCATCTCACGAAGTTCGTCCAAGCATTCTGTCAGTAACTGCTTATTGGCCTCAGACTTTGTCGAAGCTCGTACTGACTGTAATTTGAGAATGATTTGTTCTGTACTCATATCAATTGTTTTCTGTTGCTTCCCAATTCGTGTTGAGTTTATCTTCAGTCTGTGTGTAATGTAGAGAGAACGTCTTAAAACCAAAGCCCCCGGCACGTTGCTTATCTTTCATGATTGTAAACCAAGCTTCTCCAGCGTCTGGGTTCTTCCTTGCGTGATTTGTCAATCGGAAGATATTATGGGCCATAGCCCCCATGGCCGATGCTCCCCTAAGGCCCTTTTTGCCGTCTTTACCAGAGTGGTGTAGGAGAAGGCATGCTACATCGAGCGCACGGAGATCTCTCAAGAGGGGGCTTATTTTCACGTTCCATTCGCTATTACTGTTCTCTTCCTCAAGCCCAAACAGGGTGCTAACACTATCCAAGACAATCAACTTGTAGGTTGGGTGCTCTTTTAGCCAACGTAGAAGTTTCAATTGATTTTCACGTTTGGCAAGGTAGAACGAATCTTCTGTAGCTAACTGATACTCCGGTATTGATAAAATTTGCATACGAAAGTCACTTCGTTGCTTACCCAACCACTCAAACTGAGTAACCCTTTCTTCCATCTCTTGCTCACCTAACTCCCCGTCAACATACAAGCATCCCGTGTTATGTTTGACTTGCCAAGTACCTATATCACATTCTTCTCGATCGAACTCTTTTAGGCCAAGAAGGTACCCGATAGATATTGTCAACAACGATTTACCAGATCCGTAGTTCCCATAGATGATTGTCAACTGCCCTTCTCGTAACCAAGGTGATAAGAGCATTCGTGGTGGGTCCTTCCTGTGCCGACGTATCTGGGAAGCTGTCTTGATAAACGTTGTCAAGGAAACCCCACCTGACTCGATAGGTTTAAAACTTCTTATCAACTCTACCGCATCCTCTGTCTTACCTTCCCCTACCAAACCTTCAATGGTTTGAGACAACAAACGGAGATGTCTTTCATTGAAATACTTCTCCGTTTCGTCAAACAAGAATTGGGTATCAACACCTTCCTTGACAAACTCTTTACTCAAGGATGGAAGAATATCTTGTTCTATTTCTTCCGCAATGTCTTTTGGTATCTTATTGTCGCGAACCTTACTCAAGTAGATTGCTTCGATGCCTTTGCCAGGGGCTTCGTTATACTTGTCAAAGTACTCCCAGATCCAAGTGGCAAGTCTCTTGGCAGTGACAGACTCAAGAAGTGAGATGTTCCAAATAGGTTTGACCTTCTTTAGAAACTCTGTCGAGGTGATTAAGCCGATCAGTATCTTTCTTTCTATCATGTCTATTCTATGTAGAGGTTGCCATAGGTGTCGCGATAATATCCATCAGGGCAGAGATTATATCTGATACCGTCATCAATAACAAATTTCTTTTGTCCTGGAGAGGTCCCGTATTCTATTCTTGTCATGGCATCTTCTAATCTAATAAATTTCATGCGGAGTGAGTACCCTGACTCGATTACTGGAACATACTCACCTCCTATATTCTTGTCGTACCAATCTAAAACCTTTTCTATCCTTTCCATCTCGACACCCATTGTCTCGGATAGCTTCCTAATCTCGGTGGCCCATTGTAGAAGTATCAAGTGGGTAGGATTGATTTTCTTTTTCTTCTTTATGATGTCGCGCAACCGTATCGCGTATGGTAGGTAAGATGCTGTTCTTTCTTCCTTGGTTAGCTTTGGTTTTGGCGGTAATTCTTGTATTGTCTTTTCAAGGAAAGGAAAACCGTTTGATTTAGGCTTTCTCTTGGCGGCTACTGACACACCTTGATTAATGGAGGGGCTGCTTACTTTGTCTATATTTTTGGAAGAAATAGAAAAGGTTAGGTCTTTCTGGTCTTTATGTTTGGTACTAAAAGTACCAACAAAGACCTTACTTAAGAGTAAATATAAAAATAAATCTTTTGACACCTTGACGTTTATTGATTGCCCTTGATTTTGGGTGCGAAACCGATTGACGGTGTCGAAGATGTATCGTTCGAGTTTGCTAAAAGACTTTTGGGTGCGAAAATTGCTTGAGGGTATCTTGATATGTACATCTCCTGTTTCTTGACAAAAGTACACATCAACAGTCAAGGTAGTATCTTGTTTCTTTTCTTTAAATTTCGTTCGTTGCATGTCGCAAATTAATTGTGAAAATATCAGAAGGTTTCCCCGAGGCGGCGGGTACTCCCTTCTGATACAAACCTAAGAAAACTGGAAACAAAAATATCTTTTTCATGATCCGCCTATTCATGTTTTAGTTATCGTGCAAACAACAAATATAAAGACCGTTTTTGATATTTACAAACATATTATACGAAAAATTTTTGAGAACATTTATTCACTTGATTTTTATATAGTTGTACCAATGAATGTTGTTCACGCAACTTTCATAATTCGGTAGTCTACCCACATAGTTCTTCCATATTTCATGTGTAAAAAGCGAATTATATCAGTGTCAGTGAATGACATAGGAACCAATTCTTTCTTGAGTTTACCCTGAGGCATCGTGACGTACACCGTCTTCTTTCTGATGGAATTCATAGGGCATCTGCAGTTCTCATAAACACTTCATTTTCGGGCAGTGGGCAGTTCTCTATCCACTCGATATCTTCCTTGATTTTCCATTTGTGTTTCAAGGGGAATATCGAGATACCTTTAAAGATGTTTAGTCGCAGCGGAAGGCTCTCATCAAAGTCTGCCTCTCTTTCGGACTCAACAAAGTGACGGGCGTCGTATCTGTCATGTATCGTAACTGTGAGCCCGTCAAGCATCCAGTCAAGACAATAGAACAAAACAGTTGCCAAGTCTGTCGTGTACAGTATTATTTTGGCAAACGTGTTTTCTTTTCGTATTGCACGAATTAGACGTTGTACACGCAGCGGTTCTGTCATAGGTTCTCCACCTGTTATCATGATTTCATCGTACCCTGCGTAACTGGTACAGACAGGCAGTTTAGATAGGTCCCATTGATTGTTGCAACAACCGGAACAATTTTTGTTGCAGTTTTTCGTAATCAATAATCTTAGCTTTTTCATATGATTTGTTTTACAAGATAATTGGCTTCTTCTTGCGACAACCCACCAGGGTCACCAACGATATCAATTCTAAAGGCATCAACCCCGCGGAACTTGAGTTCGGCAACAAGTTTGTTGGCTTGCTTTATTGCTTGAGGGTCGTCATCGTACATAACGGCAACCCTGGTAAAGTGTCGGGCAATCTCTCTGACTTGCCTTGCAGTAAACTCAATGCCGAAAGTGGCAAAGGCATCGTACCCTAGACGCCAGACATCAGTAGGGCCCTCGACAGCGATACCTGTACTTCTCCATTTGTCTTGACGACCGTAGACAATATGTTTGTGGAAGATAACTTCGCGATCTTTGGGGCAGGTAATATATTTCCAAGGACTCTTGTTTGTGATATCCCGCGATGTAAAGCTCGCTGCCGTGTTGTCCCACAGTATAGGTATAATTATCCTATGCTTAAAAGATAAGTGATCCAGGGTAGAATAAGGACCCGTACCGACGACATTCCATTGTCGGATAATACGATCGGGATCGAAACCCCTGTCAAGTAAATATTTCCTGTGGTTCTTTTCTAAAGGTCCTGTCCCAGAGGGCATTTGGTGAGGCTTGGTAGGAGTCGCTGTGAGTTGTTCTTTAGGTTTAGCAAAGATGATACCGTATTGCTTTATCAACTCTGCCGTTTCTCCTGGGCTTACCTTTATCATCTTTGCTATTGTCGGCACGATAGGGTGCCAACCACAACGCCAACAATAATAGTGTTCATTGTGTAGATCGAAACCGAGATGGTACCCCGGGTTGCCTGTACACCAAGGGCAGGGTGAGTTTACCCAACCAGGTCGGCAATGCTTATGGCCCTCCGTCAAGTGGGAGATGCCAAAGTCATGATAAAGTTGTAGGATGTCCATTTAAAAGGGTTACAATATGTTATACGAATATCAGTACTATTTTACAGTCAAGAGAAAGCGGCTTCCAGATCCTCGATACCTTTCTCTATTTTAGTTTCATCCCATCCTCTTGCTAACATCATCTTTCGTACACGATGGTAGGCTTGGTAGGAAGGCATGCTGGCGAATTTCTTATAGGATTTCAAGACTAACTTTGCTATCTCACAAGCATCTTCTGTCAAGCCTTCCCAATAGAACTCTGGTGTCTCAGTCTCATAACGAAAGACATCTTCGTATGATTCCAAGCCGTTACCATAGTATTTCCGTTGTAGTTGACAGCGATAGTCTTCTAAATGATTCCAGATAGATCGCCAGACGTAGGTAGATATGGCACCTTTCTCCGGGGTGTAGGTATCAAGTGCCTGTAGATAAGCGAGGGCTGCCTCTTGAAATAAATCGTCCCAGTTTTCTCGGGTTTTCTTGTGGAAGGTCCAAGCTATTTTGCGTAATAGATTCAAGTGATCCATACTAAGATATATAACCTTTTATGAGTTCTGTTAACAATGATTCCTGTGCTGTTATCTCTCCGTCAAGTACGGCATCAAGTACTTTTCGTTTGCTGTCAAGTATGTGTGCAAGACGTTCCTCGATGGTGTCAGGAGCAAGTAAGAAATAGATGTTGACAGAATCCTTTTGTCCAATCCTGTGACACCGGTCTTCCGCTTGACTAAGATCACCAGGTGTCCATGGCAGTTCCAAAAAGACAACGTTGGAAGAGGCTGTCAATGTCAGTCCTACCCCTGCCGCTTTTATGTTACCAACGAAGAGTCTTATCTTGTCATTGCCTTGGAAGGCCTCAACTGCTTTGTTTCGTTCGGACAGTGATACTGATCCATCAATCTTAACGGCAATCTTACTAAACTTTTCCATCAAGGCATCTATCACAAATTTATGTACGGCAAAGACAACAAGCTTCTCTCCATTCTCCAAGAAGTCCGAGATCCAGTCAATTGACTCTGCCAGTTTACCCTGTACAGATAATTGTTTCAACGCCTCGATTTTTGCAAGGGCTTCCGCGTTTGAAGCCCTACGGGCTGCCTCCGCTCCCTTTGTTTCACGCAGGAACCCTATAAAATCTTCTTCTGCGTCGCGATATTCCCCTCTGTTGTGTAACTGTACTGGGACAAACGATCGTACTTTAGGGGGCAACTGAGGCAGTACGTCACGCTTTAGACGTCTGATCATAACGGTACCCGTAAGGAGTTCATGTAGCTCTTGCGTATGTGATGCTCCACTGGTATCTAAACCAAAGCCATTCCACTTGGGATCACAGTACCTTTGAATGTAATATTGGGAACTGCTAAAGACTTCTGGTCTGATAAGATGTAGGGCATTGTAGGCTTCAATTGGTTTGTTGACAATTGGTGTGCCTGACAATGCTATCACATGTGGGATACCCTTGCCAAGTTTTTTGACAGCCTTCGTTCGTAGTGCTTTGTTGCTTTTGTAGTAATGGCATTCGTCCGTGATAAGAACCTGTGGGCGTTTGCGTTTCAGGGTTTCAACCCATGCTGGAAGAACATCATAATTGATGATAATAATATCACCTGTTACCTTCCATGGAGTTGTACCCATCAGTATTTCCAAATTAGGTTTTGCCATCCATGTCAATACCTCTTTGGCCCAGTTCAATTTAAGGGATGCTGGTACGACAATAATGACAGGCCTTTTCTTCGGATGTGCTTCGATCCAAGCCAACGCCTGTACCGTTTTACCTAAGCCCATTTCATCCGCGACAAGAGCTCTTCCATTGTTTCTTTCAATGAAAGCTACCCCCTCCATTTGGAATGGATATAAGTTACCTTTCAGCTTCAACGGTACTTTTGCGACATTGGCTTTTTCTTCTTTCTTTTTCGTGGACAAAGTTTCCAACAGGGTGTCATCGAGGGTAAAACCCCATTCTTCCAATTGTTTGATTGTTTCTGGAAAGATAGGGGCACTCCAACATTTCTGTTCGGCATGCCATTTTCTTCCCGGTAACGTTCTGATATTGGTAAGGGTTTCAACGTCGTACGGGAACTCAATTTGAATTACCTTTTCACCCTGTTGGTTCTTTGCCAGAGTTGCTTTCTTGTTTATCATTCTTCGGTTTTGATTCTGTTGAAGAGGTCTCCTGCGATTTCCTGCAGTTCCATCCTACGTATGGCACTGACGTCTTCCTGGTTGGCATATCTGGTTATCCCCTGTGTCAGTTTCCACAGAGTGGCATCTCCCTGGAGCCCGTCCATAGGATCATTACGCATAAGGAGTTCTCCTACGCTTTCCATTTCGCTTTTGAAGAGTTTTCCTGCCCTGAACAGTCCTGTCAGTTCCTTTACAGGATCTATCGTCTGGTCTGTGGCGGCTTTTATTTCAAGCATCCTTTCTTTTATGGCAGAGGCCCCGTACAGATCCTTTGTCAGGTCCCGTATGGCACTGGCAGTTGTCATACTGTCAAGCTCATACGTCTTCTGCGAAAGTGCCATGTTCTCAGGGAGTCGGGCGCCCAGGTGGATTTGGCGAAGTACGGATTGTCTTACCATACCATTGAGACAGATACCTTGCATAATAAACTGGCGGAGCTCAAGGGCTTTGACACCGTAGTCAGAGGAGTCAATACGTACACCGAAAGCAAGGTATATGATACCGTTCTTTTCAGTTGAGACTTCGATCGGTTGTGGCAACATGCTTTCAACCATGATACGTGTGTCGTCCATGTATCCGTCAGACAGTTGACCTCCATTCTGAAACACCTCATCAATGTGGGTGCCGAAGATCATTTCGGAATCAAGCCTCCGGTAGGAGTCTGAGAGAAATGCCCTGACTTCTGGACCAACTGTTCTCACCAGCATTTTACTGCGATCCAGCCATCCGTTGTGTGTGTTGAGTATTGTGTACCCCAGACTGCGCTGCCACTCCTCTCCGAAGAGGAGCGAGGTCAAATACTGCCCCGGGATACCCAACTTTGCGGACAACTGACCAACGGCGTGACGGTTTATACGGAAGGGAGTTGGGCCTTCCTGTGGCAGGCGAAACGTTCCTCCAACCATTCCGTCATGGGGATGAAACTTTATCAGTTCCTGCTGACCTTTCCTTTCGGTGCCAACGTCGAAAAGAAAGTCACGTGAGATTTTACCTTCTTCCTGAAGGCGGGTTGTTGCTGTGATGGCATTGTTCATGCCTTTTTGTAGTTTCTGGGCAATTCGCGCCATGACTACATCTTTCATGTCATTCATCTTAGATTTGTATTTGGTGAATTAATAAGTAAATTTACAATTATTTTTACAGTAAAACAAATTACCACCCAATTGCTTCGGAGGCCTCCCCTGGTAGGTACCCAAGTTGGGAACCTTCCGTAAGATAAACAACTTTGACTTCTTCATCGGCCGGGGCTTCCTCATCAGGTTCGAGCGGGACAACTTCCATGATGGAATATTCAAATGGCCACGATGGTTGCATTGCCAGTCTTACTTCTGCTTCATCTGGCATTTGCTCCAATGCTTCTTTCAATTCAATTACTGTCATTTCTTTTTGTTTTTAGTTAAATCATTATAATTCGTTCACTGACGTATTCTGTCCTGTTGGAATAATAACGAGTTCCTTTTGGAATGATAAATTCTCGTATTGTGCTGTAGAAGAATCCAGAATGTTCCGCCATTCGCCTTGTTTTGTAGGAATGATATCCGTGGATGATCTTCCATTTCTTCTGCCACTTACTCCACTGTTTTATAATCGGAACATGCGGAGTGATCTTATTTTTATGATATTGAAACGAGTATACAGGAGAGACACTCCCCATCAGACATTTGTAGCAAACAATATCTTCTTTTGCTATCTTTGCTCTTGATGATTTTGATGTTAAGAAACACATATCTCTTTGGTTTTTAGTTAACGAATGAGCGTAGCAGTCTTTCGACTGGCCCGACTCTCACGGGCTGTACCTTGCTGCTAACTTCAAACAATACCAAGTTCAGAGATCAAATGATCAAGCAATTCCTGTGCAGTATCTTTGTCCAGGTAATCAAACAAGATATCAAGAAATTGATGGTAAGGAGTCCCTGTCTCTTTTAAAATAAGAGTAATCTGTTCATAAATATCTTTTTTTAACATTTTCTTAGATTTGTATTTGGTGAATTAATAAGTAAATTTACAATTATTTTTACAATAAAACAAATTACCACCCAATTGCTTCGGAGGCCTCCCCTGGTAAGTACCCAAGCTGGGAACCTTCCGTAAGGTAAACAACTTTGACTTCTTCATTGGCCGGGGCCTCCTCATCAGGTTCTATAGGGATAACATCCCCAATGGAGTATTCAAAGGGCCATGATGGTTGCATAGCCAGGCGTACTTCGGCATCGTCTGGTATCCCTTCTAATGCCTCTTTCAATTCGATTACTTTCATGCTGGTGAGAGTTCAAGGGTTATTTCTTCAAGGGCCTTCCTGTCAATGGCGTCGAGATCTAACTTGACATTCCATATTTCAGCCACTCTGGTTATGGAGCAGATAATACCATCGAAGGGCCCTCTGTCAACGTACGAATCAAAGTACATGCCCCGGATTGTGCCGCGGTGATCTTTCACAAACTTTTCCAATACTTCCAGAGGAGACTTGGGCAGGAAAGGTTCAATGATGTCCATGATTGTGTGAACCCAGGCCTGTACCTCTTTGATTTCCTCCTGTATGGCTCGGATATCTTGTTGAACATCTTCCACGGTACCGAGGGCTTTCTCAGCGGCTGACATTGCCTTATCCGCTTCGGAAGAGGCATCATCCGCATAACTTTTGGCATCTTCAAGATCCGTCACAAGATCAGTGTTATCTAATCTGTTTGACAAAGTCTCAATTTCTTCCATTGAGGACAGTACATTTGACACTGTCTCCAGAAGGATTCTTTTGTTTTCTTCACTCATTTCCATTTTCTTGGTTTTTGATTGTTTTTTAAGTATGTATTGACCATCCACTACATGGTTCTAATGATACCGAGAATGTGGGAGCAGAACCGCTACCAAAGCCGTCATGTGAGCCGTGGAATATAATTCCACCATTACCTTTGAACATGCCTGTTGATTTGTCATGTCTTTCAAAGTAGAAGGATAAGGGGGCAAAATCAGTCGAGACGTATGTCTGGATTGGTCTGCCATCCAATTCGTAAGTTTCCTCGGTTTTTTTCAACCGATCTAAGCACGATTGAAGACTCTCGTCTCCAATCTTTTTGGCATACTCAAGTGCTTCGTCAAGTTTGCCTTCTGTTAAATCAACCATTTTTTAATCAGATTCTGTATTTTTGAATAAGTGCTTTAAGATCCTCTATGAAAAAAGAGATTGAGGAGCCTGCAATAGAGCAGATGAAGATATCCCCCACATAGACTTCTGTGTCAAGAAGTTCATGATGGTGCTTATCAGATTTAAAGGTTACTTTTGCATAACCAATCTGTGTGGTCGAAGTGATTTTATCAGCCATGATTCAGGCTTCTGTTAATTGTCCACAGAACTTTCTCCATTTCTTATCTATTCCTTTCCAGAACAGATGATCTTCCTTTGTACCATACCAAATAAAGGCACAAGACACCAGGGAGGTGGTGTATGAGGAGGTGAGTAGGTACTCTTCTAAGGTAACGCCAGGGCGGCTGTGACTTAGGTTATGGATGAAGGAGTCATAGACTCCCTCATCCTTTAGGAATTGTATGAATCTCTTTTCCATCACTTGTCCAGCATCATCATAATTAGGAACATCGGATCTTTCATCATATCCATTGTCTCTCCGATTAAGGCAGCGAATACGATTGTAAGAACAGCCTCTGGTATGGGATCTTTCTTTGATCCTTCCTCGTAGCTTTTAACGAAGTTTTCAATTGTCTTTGTAAGACAATTTTCACCCGTATTTTTTCCGGCCATGATTCTTTGGGCGAGATGTTTTGTCAAAACCATGCCTTTTGTCACCTGGAGAAACATGCGACCAAGAATGAAGAGGAAGGTGACCTCTTCATCTATCAGACGTATTGCCAACGGGTCATTTTTCTTGGACTGCACGTATGCCAGTAGCAGGTCATGCAGTGTTAATTTTTCCAGGGCATCCTTTAAAAAACGGTGAACCTCTGCTACCATTTCATCTCCCCTTTCAGTTTTGATGCTTTGTAAGGTTTTTGCCAATGTCTTGTCATTGATGCAAATTGCATCAAGAACTCTGGTTTCGTCATGATTGTAGGTCACGACAGCCTCTTCAATTTTGTTCATTTTCTTAGATTTTTTTGATGATTAATAATTTGATTGAAATGGTGTTTTATTTACTTAATTCTGGTTTGATGTCGAACCTTTCCTCAATAAAGACTTGAAAAGCTCGTTCAATTGCGTTTGTTGTATCGGCCTTGGCCACCGTATTGAATCCCTTAGGAGCAAACCTTTCAAGGTACTCCTGTAGGGGTGCGGCATACAATATTTTTAATGCCGCTTTGGCACGTTTGGAGTATTTGACCTCTCCAATAATGATGCGATCAGGACCATCAAGGCTATCTGGTTCAAGTTGGCAGATAACCTGTGTGTTCATCTTTGGAAAATAGACGCCATAACATCTTGGATTTTCTTCTTTTTGAATGTACATACCAATTCTCCATTAATGTTCATGCGGGAAGAGATTGAACATAGAGTCCTGTCTCTTCAGTTTTTTCAGGGTCTGTCCTGTCATTCCTGTAGGAAGGATAAAGACAGGTCGGTTGGGTTCAACGATAGGCCTTGGTGCGTTTGCTTTTTGAATCCGCGCACGAATATCCGCCGCCATGTTTGCAATTTTAACCCATTCACGGGCTTCTTCAGGCATTGGTTCCATTCTGTTCCTCTTTTTCAGTTTCATCAAAAATGAGTGCTGATTGCATTAGCCTTTGAAACTCTGCAAAAGAGTCAAGTAGGAATGCTTGACCATAGGCCATTTGTAAGAGAGTAAACAAAATCATTTTTCCATGATCTGTTTTTATGAAGTCAGGGTTCTCCCTGCAGCCTTTTTCCAATCCTATGAGGAAAGGAACAGGATTTGAGGGCATTGATGTTTGAAACATTGCCTTAGCAAGTTCTTTTAAATCAGTCATAATTTACCTCCAATTTTTTTAGTTAGACATGAGTATCCATAAAAAAAGGCTCCGAAGAGCCTTCATTTTTAATCATTATCCGGAACAAATATCTTTAACAGTATTTCAGTTTCCATACATGCCTCAATATTGCTTTCATTACACAAAGTAATAAAAGCATCCTCTGCATTTTTGGCTTCCTGAATTTTTGAAACAGTTTTTGCTGTCTCTTTTTCTGTCATTCCATAGTATTCATCCATTTCTTTAACATAGTGGATCAGGGCTGTCTTAAAATCTTCAAGTTTCATATTTCTTAGATTTAGATTGTTTGTACACTATACTGACACAAAAGGTCATAAAAAAAGGACCCGAAGGTCCTTTTTTTAATAGGTATGTCTAACTTCATTTACCATACGACGTATGATACTTGGTAAGATTGTCCTTGCATATTTGCTATTGTGTACAATCTCATCATCAATGATGTCACCTTTTGAGTTACGATACAACCTTGTTATGGTGTACACAATTTCCCGAGGTCTGTCAGTGTGAGGAGCAACACAATACTCCAAGTCTCTGTGATAGAAGGTCACATTGACTTCATAGGCCTCAGGGTCATTGTTTACATCAGCACACATACCATCTAGGTTTTTCAGTATTTGAATTTCCTCTTTTGGCGTCCAGTTGTAAATGGCACCGTTAATCATTACATTTTTCATATGCTTCCAGTTTTTAAGATTATACAATATGTTTACATAATACTCATAAAAAAAGGAACAGGACCGAAGCCCTGTTCCTTTAAACGTTCCATCCAGTTTTCTGTTGACTTACAGTACATTACGCAGCTTTGTTTGCTTTGGCTGCCTTTACTTTGAAAATCCCTTTCTCAGTTAACTCCATGTTACCGAGGTAGTCCGGATTTTTTTGAATTTTTGTCCTCCAGTAAACCTGTGTCTTAAACGAAGCCACATTGATTTTGGTTTTCAACCCCTGTGCAACACAGAACTCGTTTGCGGCTGCGATGAGGTCTTCCCACTTTCCGCCCTTGGCTATCAGCTCATCAATCTTTACTGAGAGCTTCGGCTTGGCTGGTGCTTTCGGTGCCTTGGCCTTCTTTTCGGCCTTCGGTTTCTCAGCCAATTTGCTGTTCTGGGGTACAACCTTCTTTCCCAGCGGATTAACTGCTGTGCTGGCGGTTTCACTTGACTTTTCTGTTGCTTTTGCAACGCCGTTTTCAATAATGTTCTTTTCCATTTTGTTTATTGGATTAGATACTGAGCAATATCGCTCATTGTGAACAGGGAGTCGCTCGCTGACTCAGTGTTGTACACATACGCATCCCGCGCACTGTACCTTGTACTGCCTTTTTTAGAGGCCCTGCTCGGTAATAAAACGGTTTGTCAACCCATTGTACTTTCATCCCCAAAGTACTTGACACATAATGTCTTGTCTCTCATTTACGGAAATACTGTACATTGTACAGTACTTGTCGATCAGCAGCCGCTGGCAACTGTTTCACAACAGGTTTGGCGTCGACTTGTCTGTCTATCTAATATGTTCAACGAGAAGTGGGAATATACTCTGTGCCAATGTAGCACATTTAACGCTATGAACGACGTAGGGCAGTTAACTTGTTGATTTAGAAGTTAGTACATTGGCTCGTACACTACTTGGAAACTCGTTTCACAACGGAATTCCTTTCACTTTCAATACGTTACCTCCGTATCCCTGTATTTACAACATGTCAAACAACATCCGAATCTCACACAACACAAAGTTACACAATTAGTCTTTAGTAAACAAGAGAAATTACAATTATTTTAAATAAAATTGTAAATTAGATTACAATGTATTGTAAGACAGTATGTTACAAAAGCGTAAAAAGTCGCAAAATCCACCTAAAACAGGTGTCTAAGACGTTTAGGAATAGACAAAAGTACTGAAAAGGTGTCTAAATATCGCTCTTAACCGCGTTTCGCATAATATCGCCGTACATCGGCACACGCACCTACGGCAGTACAATATAGTACAACATACCCCAAACCCCTGGAAAAGGCAAGGAACCGCACCTACCAGGCTCTTAGTGGGCTGTACTGTACAGGGCACACATACCTAGCAGCCCAGCAACACACATAATCAAACAATATTGAAAGGTGTCTAAATGCTAATAAGGCTATGTACCATGCCGTATAGTCACATCGAGGGTGTCAAGGCAGGTACAGTAGGCAACAGGCTATAAACATAAGGAAAAGGCAAGGAAAGGTGTCACACAGGCGAAATAGGCAGCCTAACAGGCACACATGAGGTAGGTGGGTGAGGCACTGACATACGACACTGATGGGCTATTGGTAAGGTGTCTAAAGGCATTGGCAAGGCACACATAGACAGGGTGTTACACCCAATAACAATACTGATAGGCACAAATTAAGGTCTGCCTACCTCACACTATCACCCTGTCACCCAACATGTTACCCACTAACCCAACTGCCTGCCTCACCCAATAACAAATGACATAAGCAGTTCATATCTAATTCAATAGGTGTCAATCCCTGCCTAATGTCCTGTTATCAATAACAATACAGTAAGACAGTATATCAATGTATGGCTATCTATCCATGTACGTAATGGCATACCACATTACTAAGGTATCACTATACAACAAAGGCATCAATGTCACAGGCAAGGCATGTATAAGGCTAATAAGGTAGGGTGGGTGTCAAGGTGGGTGTCAATGTCAGGGCATCAAGGGGGCGGGGCGATCTGGGCGCGGGCCGCTGAATGGTGCCCTGCCTTTTCTAATGACATTAGGTGTCCGGTACAATGCCTTGATGCCTAAGGTGTTATGCCCATTGACAATTGACATGTGGCTGCTGGGCGGTTGCCCTATTCGCTTAGGTGTCAGGGCTTTAGGCAGGGCGGAGGCTTGACACCCCCCCGGGCGTTTGACGTGTGTAATTCAGGGCTGCGGCGGAAGTACCCCTTGATAATTGTCCAAATCTATTTCGTAAAATTAGACATTTTCAAATACAAGCCCCGCCCTGACTCCCCTTGATAAAGACATCAATTCCCCTTGACATTGACATTAGACACACGACATTAGACATTGACACCTCGACACCTAACGCGATTCCCCTTGACACCGTTGCCCTGATGCCCTTTGATAATTGTAGTGACACCTCTTGACAAGCCCGTCAGCCCCCTCGACAAGTGTTTATATAGGGGAATGTAAAAAG